ATCATGCGCTGGGTAAACACCGGCACTCGGGAACCCGTGAGACTCTGCTCAATGGTCAAACCCAAGATAGCCGAGTCTTTTAAGAACAGCAGCGTCTTGTCGTTGGAATCCAACTGATTGATTTGAGCGTCTAGCTCTTCTGGCGACGTAACGCTCTTGAGTTTCTGGAACCAAGACGTTGAGATGTCTGTGAGGCCCGTCTCCACTTCTGGGTCTTTAAGACGTTCCCGCAAACTAGTAACCAAGCGAAGTGCAGCTGCGCCTTGAGCAACCTGAACAGCTTCTTTCTCAGGCAACCTTTTCCCGGTCGCCTGATAAATTGCCGCCCGAGGGCCGGCAGTACCCATCTCTGCCAGTCTTCTTTGCGCTTCTGCGTCTAGACGCTCCCGTTGCAGTTTCTCTTGAAACGCTTCACTTAGAAGACGTTCTCGCTCTCTAACGCGAACCTCTTCTGCTTTTTCTTCTTTTTTTGCAATTAACTTGCCAGCAGCGTCAATGTTCTCTTGCACGACGTTCAATTTGCCGCGTTGAAGATTGGCCGTAATAATGCTGTTTGTACCCGCTTTGCGAGCAATCTCTTCAGCTTTATACATGGCTGCTTCTCGATCTATCGGAAGCAACTTCATGTACTCATCGAAATCAGACTTTAGATCATCATGAACGGCTTTCATGCGAGCGAAGTTTTTTTGGAAATTTTCCGCTTCATACTTGAACAGATCCGCTCGACCTTTCTGCCAACCGTCCATCATGCCTTTCATGGACTTTAGAGCAATCATTCCAGACATTTTGCCGCTATGCCCAAGCATCAACCCCAAAGTTGAAACAATGCTGAACAGCCCCGCCAAGGACTGTACGTTGTCCTTAGTCGGGTGAAACTCAGGGTACGGGAACTCAGATAGGCGTTTCTGGTAAGCGTCTGCCGTCTTGTGCGCTTCAGTAGCAACGCCTTCAGCCGCTTTGGCTTTCTGAGTTGCAACATTCTCCTCCATTCCAAGTTGCGCTTTTAGCACACCGGATTCAGCCTCAGCCCTTGGCTGTGCCAGGCGTTGGCTTGCGGTATACACATCCGCGCTAGTCTTTAGCGGAGGGATATCAATCGGTGGCGTAGCCTTATCCTCTGGTTTAGACAGGTAATAAGGCGTTGGATTCAGGTCTATGCTGAGTCCCTGAGACAGCGCATTTTGTGACATATTAAGGACCCGTCTTTAGGGGAACCCCGGCAGCAATCGCCGCCAGAGAGGTATAGAACCCTTGGCTTGCTTGTTGCAACTGAGCATCTAATTGCAATCCAGTGCGAATAGCGCCCAACGAGATGTTATCGCCAATCTGGGCAATCTGTAGGCCGTAGGTGTACTGCTGCTGTAACAGCTGCTGCCGGAAGCCCTCTAACTGCGCCGCCATCTGCTCGACACCAACCCCGCCGCGCTGTGCAGACTGCTGTTGCATCTGCGCTTTAGCCGCCTGATAGGACTGCGCCGAGGCAGGACTCAATTGCCCCGCCGCCGCCGCCTGCGTCAGCGCCCGTCCCTGTTCCTGGTACGGAGTAGCTAAAGCCTGTTGCTCTTGCTGCGCTGCACCAATTTGCCCTGCTGTTTTGCGGGAGTTAATTACCCCGGCTAGACCGCCAACACCGGCAATGCCAAGGCGGGCAAGGTCTGAACCGGACAGTTTTCCAAATTGTTTTGCCAACCAACTAGGGGCTTTTTCGTACTGGCCTTCCACTTTTACAGGTTGCAGGGAGTCTAATTGGTCCTGTGTGGGCTGTTGTTGACCCGTAAAATCAGGCTGTGGAATGGACAAAGGCGGCGATATTTCGCCCGAAAAAGCCTGTCCAGTGGGAGCGCCGCCCTGTGCGCCGCCATCCGCTGCCGGCGTGTAGGGTATACCTGAATAGTCAGACGCCCCAGAAGTCGATCCAGACGTTTGCGGGATATCTACAACAGGCGTGTAGGAATCCTGCGAACTGGGGGCAGGCGTGGCCTGTGCGGTGGCCGTAACGTCCGGCAATGAAGGTACAGGCACATCGTCAAATTCTAAAAGCCCGGTAGCCGGGTTTCTGGAACCACGACCGCCCGCAGCCTTGAGGCGCTTGGCCTCTGCTGGGGTAATGTGGGCCAGGATGGTGTCCTTGCCCCGTCCCTTAGACTGCAACAACTGAGCAAAGTCGATCAGGTTGCCAATTGAATCGGTCTTCAACAATCTAGAAAGTTTAGCCACCGGACGACTCCTCGGGCTGTCCCATGTATCTTAAGGATTGTACATTCCAGACGTTTTTCTTGTTCTTTTCATCGCCGGAACCCCCAAATATGGGGCTGCTGGCATCCCCAATATTTAATGCTTGCCCCAACGCGGCGCTACCGGGGGTAGATCCGGCCTGTCTGGAGGCAGAACCCGTAATCAGGGGGCTGCTGCCGCTTGTGGGGAGCTGCTTGTCACCCACACCAAGAGCCGATCTAAGGCCTGTGCTGAGTAATCCGCGCTCTACCCCGCCGGTCACCCCGCCGCCTGGAGCGGCATAACCCACCAGCCCACCAATGGCGCCGCCCTCAAGGGCCGTCTTTAGGGACTGCCCGGTCGCCAACCCACCGGCAGCGGTTCCAAGGCCAGACGCAACTGCCGTCCCCAATTTACTGGTTGCCGTCAAAGACTCCGGCAGCAAGGAACCGCCCGCCCCCTGAACCTTCAAAGCATTGCCAAAAGAATCGGTCGGAACGACACCATCTGCGCCTGGCGGTGCATTGACTGCCCCACTGAGACCAGCGCCCTCTAGAGCGCCGGTAACGCCACCCGCAACGCCACCGCTCAATGCCCCCATCTCAACACCTTTCCAGATGTCGCCGCCCTGAATGGCCGCTGAGGCCGCGCCGCCTATTGCACCAATGACCGCACCCGAGGCAATGTCGCCAAGCAACATACTGCCAGTTACGGTGGCTACGGCATCAACAACGCTCGCTCCAATAATGTCGGAGATGATGACATCCGCGACAATGGCTATGGCTGGCATTAGAGTTCCACCTCAAAAGTGTAGACCGGCTTGGACTTACCCTGAGATTGTTTGGTTGATTGCCCCATTTTTACAGGCAAGCCTGTCTGTTTGGCAATCATGGAATACGCCGGATTATCGGCATAAGTCACTGCCTTTTTGATGTTCTGGCTTTTGAGAAACTTTGCCAGACCCTGAAAAGACCGCGCAATGTCCTTAGCCGGCTCGGCAGAAAAGGTATGTACCTCGACCATTCCTGGTTGTTTACGCAACAACAGAAAGGCTGTCTTGCCAAACTGGATCAGCTTGTTGTTTGGGTCTTTGAGCAGCGTTGCCAGCTTTTTGATAAACGTGTTGAAGTCTGTACCGCCCTCATTGGTGTAGGACTGCTTAATGATGTTGATCAGTTCTTCTTTGTGACCAGTGGTCAAGTCTTGTACAGGAGCGTTCATGTAAGTCCTAAACTGGCTGCAATCTGTTCGTGCGTATAGAGATGACTAGCTAACCAATCGTAAAAGTCAGACTCGTTGTTAAAGTCTACGTCGAGCATATTGAACGGGTTGTTTAGGCCCAGTTCAGCGGCAAAAGCCTGATGCTCAACTTGATGCGCTAAGAGCCAATCGTCCAGATTATTGGTATCTGCATCGATCAGGGGGAAGCTAGGAACTTGGACATTCTTTTCAAAGAACGTACCGCGAAACAAATTGTGCTGAAGGCCATTCTCAAACAAGAATATGCCTAGGGACTCTTTGTCCCCAAACTTTACAATGCTGATCGCATCCATGTCCATCAGTAACCTGCTTTGTCTTGTTTCCTGCGAAGCTCTACATAGATCTCTTTGAGCATATCTTTGATTTCGCGAATGTCCTCTACATAGTCTTCCTTGAGAACATAGACCATAGGCATTTCAGCCATTTTGTCTTCTAAGTCCTTCAAGGCCTTCATTACGTTTTTGACGAAAACGGCGCCTAGAAACCCTGCTATTGACAATATTATGTCAAATAGGAGGTGGGCGTCTGAAGTCTCCATCTCACAATCCGTCGCCTGGGGTGATGTATACCGCAGCCGTACCAGAGGCCGTAATGCCAGTAAAGTAGGCGTTCGGGGGTAAGGTCATGACTTCTACTGAAGCCGCAAACACGGGGATTGACGGGGCCGTTGTGCTTACCACAACTGCATTGGTAGTCGCGCCGCTTGATGTTGTGGATACACCCAGAAACACCGTGATGTTGGACGAGGTATTAACAATCCGGTACTGGTTAGACCCAAGGCCACCCGTAGTCGGTACTTGTACCGGCGTAGGAACGGAACCTGACACGTTAGCCGTGAAAGTTACCGTATTGCCGGTAGGGGTAAATGCTGCTGAAACGCTCATGATGTTTCCTATTTGTTATCGACAATTCCACTTGCGAAGACTTTTGTTGATTCGGCTGTTGGGATTTCTGGCCGTCTTACTGCTGGTCAACTTACGCTTCATGCCTTTCATACGCGCACAGAACGATGTCTTGCGAGAACCGCCCTTGGGTTGAGGACGCTTCAGATTCATACCCTGACGTTTGGCAGAGGCGCGACCCTTGGCATTTAAGCCACCAGAGGGGTCTTTACCTTCTTTCCTTTGCCAAGCAGGGGTAGACATAATTTATGCCGCTTCTTCCGTCGCTACAACTGACTCTGCCACAGGTTCGCTGGCCATCGCGGCGTTGAGCATTTTCTGGAAGTGCAGACCGGCTTCTGCCGCCTGTAGACCCGCCGCTTTTACCGCGAGATCGATCAGGTTGAGCAGCACTTGGGCTTCGTTCTTGTTCAGTTCGATTTGCATGATGTCCTCAGATTGATGGTAGGCCGAATGACCCGTCAGCCGGATTATAGATGTAACCGATCTGCGCTGTCGGCGGGTCGGTGTCGGGGACGGCTGTCGTTGGCTGAGGGTCGCCCACGGGGTTACCGTCAGCATCAGTAGGTTGATAGTCCTCTGGAGTCCAAGGTGATACCTCGTCCCAAAAAGTAACTCGCGTCACCACGTTGGCATTATTTATAACCGCATAACGAGCCATTAGAAGTACTCCACGATTGACACAAATCCATCGCCGCCCTTGCCACCTGCACCGGCTGTGCCGCTGGCTGAAGAACCACCGCCGCCACCGCCGCCACCATTAAAGCCGTTGCCACCTGCACCGGCTGCGCCCGTAGTAGCACCGCCGCCACCGCCGCCGCCTTGTCCTTGAAATAGTGGATAAATTGTAATGGCATTGGATCCTGCTGCGCCAGCCGCGCCGCCAAACGTAAATCCGTAAGTTAAAAGCCCGCCGCTACCGCCAGATACTGCGGCGTTGCCACCGCCGCTGCCACCGCCGGTCGCAGCGAAGCCCGCGCCATTCGCGCCAATGGCGCCGGCTGCGCCAATGGCGCCGCCGCCACCACCAGTTCCCGGTGCGCCACATAAATTGTAAACAACAAAATTATTTGTAGCGGCTCCATTAAATCCACCTACGCCAGCACTTTGAAAAGCAGTACCGCCCGCAGTTGCGGAGCCGGTGCCGCCCGAAGTGTAACAACCGCCGCCGCCACCGCCGCCGCCAGTATTTGCTGCTATGCCACCAAAATACCCGCCGCCCGCAGCACCGGGAGTAAGAGCAACATTTACGCCACTTGTTGGCGCAAATGACGTTGTACTACCTGCGCCACCCGCAACACCGACGCCGCCACTGGTGCCACCTGCACCTGTTGTGATAGTTGCGTTACTACCTATTTCAGCCACTCTGTATCGGCGGCTTGATGAACCGCCGCCGCCGCCTGAAGCGCCGCCAGATACAGATGCTGCGTTAACAACACCCCCACCACCGCCGCCGCCTCCAGAGCAAACTAAAACATCAAAAACTACTGTGCCCGATGATGGCGTGTATGTGTTTCCTCCAGTAATCGTGCCGCCGCTTGAATAAGTTCCGGGCGTACTGGCGAGTACAAGCGCATACGTCAATTGAGTTGTCAGGGATGACAATACTTGGACGTTTGCGACGTTATAACCGGACGGTGTGATGCCGGTAACAGTGATGACCGTGCCAACCGGAATTGCGGTTGTGATTGCGCTAAACGTCAGCGTCGCGACGTTAGATGCCCATGACGCGCCTGTAACTGTAATCGTGGTCGCCGTTGAGGACGGCGCGATATAGTACGACAGCGGGGTAAACAGCAGCGTGTTTGTCTTCTGCCACGCCGCGCCGTTGATCTGCAACGTACCCGTGCCCTTGGTGACAAGGTTAAGGCTGATGTTGGTGTCGGTTCCCGTTGCATTAATCGACGGCGTAAGTCCAGTGGTAGTTGGAGTAAGCGTCAACCCTGCGGCAGTGCCCAAAGATGCCGAAGTCAGTCCGGTAATTGCGCCGGGATAGTTTAACGTGTTGGTAGACCAAGTGACGTTCGATGGGGTGCCGTAATGCACATCCCACGTACCCGCTGCTACGCTCTTGGTTAGCAACGTAACCGTTGCATAGCCGCCAGACTGGACAGTCGCAGGTGTTGAACCGCTACCAAACACATTGACCGTGATTGCGCCGCTAGACTGGTTGTTGTTAAACGTGAACATCGCGCCTACAGGCAGCGTCGTCGCGTCAGGCAAAATGATCGTCTGCCCACCAGAGCCGGTGATGATCCATGAAGTAACGGAACTGGCCGTCAACTGAATGGAAGTGGTCGCAGCCTGATTGGTCGTACCCTGATACAGCGCGTTAGCAGACACGTTGCCCGTCACGGTCAGCGCATTCGTCCCGCTATAACCCGCCGTGCCGCTTGGATTAATCGTTAGCGGAGACACCATCGAGTAGGTATCGAGGTTGCTCGTCTGCCCCGCCTCTAACTGCGGAGTGACCGTGTTCAGACCAATAACTTGTAATACGTTAGCCATGTGTCACCTAAATTGGAGTGTACGAAGTGCCGCTACTGCCAAGCACCGTACTAACAACTGTGTATGAAGTGCCACCGCTGCTAAGGACAGCATATGTCACCGGATAAGACGATGAGCCTGCGGAGGGCAAGACGTTAAAACCGGAGCTATCTAAGGTCGTAACCTGTTGCAACTGTGCGTTAGTCAAAGCGTAGTTGTAGTAACTGAACGAGCGGAGATGGCCGTTGAGGAAATTCTGGTTTCCGGCTTGGCAACCAAAATAAATTGCAGTTACACCACTAAACGGATACGTACCAGCACCAGCACCAGACGTTGGAGTAGCACCGTTTAAACAAATAGTAAACGAAGAACCAACATAAGTAGATGCCGCTTTTGCTACGGTATTCGTTAAAATAAGGTTAGACGTAGTGACGTTTGTGCCGTCATATATAGAAATGGCACCTCCGCCATTAATTGACAACGGAGTTGCAGCTGTTTGTGTGCCAATAATACGAATAGCACCAATAAGATAATTTGTATCGAAAGCAGCAAGAACTGTTCCTTGCGCTGTGTTATACCAACTGCTGATTGCTGTAATTCCTAAATTATCAAAGTTCCTAGTCACCGTCGCGCTAGTAGTCGGGATGTAGGAGGTTGCAAACGCACCGGCTTCTAGTTGAGCGCCCCAAACGTAGGTGTTCAAACCTGTATTATTGGGGTCTGGATGGAACAGCGCCCCTATGGAAGTATATGCTCCGCTAGAGAACGTACCCGTGAATCGGTAAATCCCATTACCAACTGGTGCAATTGACGTTGATGCGTATCCAGTAATTGTATTTAAAGTTGGTACGCCACTAGACCAACTAACAGTTGCAGCAGCAATTATGGTTGCGAGAGTGCCGTCAAAAATTCTGATTAATTGTGCAGAAGAAGTTCCTTGTTTGACGTAGTATGACACCGTATACGTCGTAGATGCCGTAACGGTCACCACTTGATAAATCCACGATGGAACGGCGATGGTCGCATTTACCAACGCCATTGTTGCAGTGCCATCAGGTGCTGTGCCTGATGTGCCAAATGTCGATGCGACTTTTATCCACGCCGCATTGGTAAAATCCTGCGAATACAGCGCCGAATTCGTCCGCGTTCCCTCGATCAGCAATCCTCTGGGCTGTAGCGTGATTGGATCGTAGTCGAACCGTGGGCCGTAGACGGCAGCAGAGGTTGTGGGGTTGTACTGCGATACGTTGCCGCCGTACTGAACCTGCGGCATGGCAAGGTCAAAGCCTGTGCCTACGCCAATCGGCACAGCAGATATAAACGCCCCGCCGTAAGTACCGGCACTTGCTGCGGTTAACGTCACCGAATAACGAACCCATGTACCAACGGGCTGCGCCGCCAATGTTGCAGCGGTTGCAATTTGCGGCATGTTTACGCCGTCGTAGTACGACAACGCTGTTGCCGTAACACCCGCAGGGATACGGACAAAAATTGAAGCCGTTACCTGCGTTCCTGCCGGATAAGTTATGGGAGTTGTAGGCTGAAGCCCTTCATAACCTGACGATCCGTTGAGCCTGCGGTAATACACCACACCTGTTGAAACGCCTTGTACGACTTCTTGAGCGCATGAAACAGCAAGAATGCTGTTGCCAGTAACCGACCAAAAACTGGGATACGTTCCTGCGCCACCACTTCCGGGCCAGACGCTGTAAGTCAACAAGTTTTCGTTGGTCGTAATCAATCCCGACTGGTTGTAATAAGTCCCAGTCGTACCCCGACTGAACGTCGATCCGGGCGGCAAAGCACCACCACCGCCAGTCACAAAGTCCTGCGTAAACACAGGAGCAGGCGGCGGGTTATATGAACCGGAGTGCTGTACCCACCTTATCCTGCGTTTAGCAGATCCATAATGTAATGACATGATTACACCTTATGACCAGTTGATTTGGATGCGCCCAGAAGCGCCGTTGCCGCCGTTACCAGTTCCTTGGTTTCCCGCACCGCCACCACCTGGATCTGTTCCCACCGCGCCAGCACCTGATGAGTTGCCGCCACCATTGGGAGCGCCTGCACCGTCTTGTACGTTTGTTCCCGGCACGTTACCGCTTGTCGCCGTGGCCGCAGGAGTTGCTGTGCCAGAACTGGAAGCCGTAGCAGGTGTAGGAGATATGCCGCTTTTTAATCCGCCGTTGCCGCCGTTAGCGGTCAGGTTGACTGTTCCACTTGTGACAGTAGCAGTCAGCGTTGAGGCTGTACCCGCAGTACCGGGACCGTCAAGGGTTGTGCGTCCTACGCCTATCGTACCCATTGAATAAGTAAATACCGTACCTGCGGTACAGGCAACCGTCTGTGTGATGTACGCACCAGACCCGCCGCCAGTACCTGCACCGTTGGCATTGTCACGCGAGCCGCCGCCACCCACGCCCCACAGTTTGATAACGCCGCTTACAGAACCTGCGGGCGAGGTAAAAGTTCCCGTGCCAGATGTAGCAACGCTTGCCGCAAACGATATTGCGCCACCGCTTGCAATGACGTTCAGTATGCCACTCATCAACTGAGACCTGAACCGCTAATGACCGCGACGGTTGCGCTGACAAAATAGACGGTTGCCAGGCCACGCTGTGCCAATGTTCGGTTACCAGTGTTGGCTGTGCCGGCCTGATACAGGGTGCCGACGGATGCCGCCAATGTAATCGCCGATGCTGAATTGTTGAAAATTGTGACCGCATCACCTGCTGCAAACGTCGAGTTAGGAATGGTGATGGCGCTGGTTGCTAAGACGCACTTGCCTCGATCCGTCGTTGCCAACGTAGTGCTGGCCGACTGCGGCAGACCAAGGTAGCCCAGCGCATTGATGCCATCCACTGTGCAGTTAGTTAACGTGCCGCTTGTTGGGGTACCTAAAATAGGCGCAGTCATTGTCGGGCTGGTTAGAGTCAACCCAGCAACTGTTGCTGCCGTTGCGCCCAATGCAACAGAAGTGCTGCCTATAGTCACGCTAGAATTAGTAAGCGCAGAATTAGCAATGCTAGACAAAGTTCCGCTAAGAGTCAGACTTCCAGAAGAAGTTACTGTTCCAGACAGCGAAATTCCATTAACCGTACCTGTTCCCGCTACGGAAGTAACGGTTCCTAAAGTTGGAGATGCCCAACTTGTAACGCCTGTGCCGTCTGTTTGAAGAACCTGTCCTGACGTACCCGTTGCAGATGGCAGCGTCATAACCCATGTGCCTGCCGCAACAGCGGTCTTAATGGACACTGTACCCGAGGTGCTTCCCTTCAAATCCAAATGCGCTGAAGTGGAGTTCTGCGTAATTGTAAGCGCAGTAGTTGCCGTCGAAGGTGCGCCAATAGTAAACGCGCCCGTGCCGCTTGCAAACGTCATTGTCGAACCGGCAAGCGACGTAGAGTTGTTGTATTGCACTTGCGTATTGCTACCACCCGCAGCCGCAGTACCGGCGGGTCCTGTAGGCCCGGTAGCGCCAGTAGCACCACCTGACGGCCCCGTCGCACCAGTAGCACCTGTCGCACCGGCAGCACCGGCAGTACCCGTATTACCAGTTGGGCCGGTAGCGCCCGTAACACCTGCACCCGTGGCACCAGTCGCGCCAGCGGCACCCGTGGCACCTGCTGTGCCTGTAGGGCCAGTAGCGCCTGCAACACCTGTAGGCCCGGTAGAACCTGCAACACCAGTTGCGCCCGTAGGCCCAGTTGCGCCCGCATTACCCGAACCGCCCACAATTTGCCACTTGGCGCCGTTGTAAACAAACGCAAACACTGAGTTGCTTATCAACGCATTGGACAACAAGGTATTGCCAAGTGAGTCAATAATGCCAACCGCTCCACCACCGTTGAGGTTTAGCGTTGATGGGCCGGTATTGGTCTGCGCGACTTTAACGGCAAGCGTAAGGCCCGCCACAAGGGTGGCTGTGGAGGGAGACGCGACCGTCACTACAATGGTATTGGCAGAACCTGAGTCCACCAGATAGTTGGTGTAAGTGTTAGCCGAGTTCACAGCCGTCTGGAAAGCGGTAAAGTTGGTATCCAAATTGCCGGTTGCTATCGGCCCATTTTGGGTTCCAAAGGTAATTAATCCGCTGACTGCGCCGGCCATGTCTAGAACCTCGTTCTTAGTTCGTGTTCAAATTCGATTGTATTAACAATAAATTGTGGCTGATTTGTCTGGATAGTCAAGCCAATGTATTTGCCCCATTGGGCAGCATCCGACTTATACAGCCAGTAAGACGAACCCGTTTGATTCCAGGCAACTATTACATTGGAACTGTTGATCCAAGTAACCGTAGCCCCTGAGTTGTTAACCCAAGAAATGACAGACCCGGCTACCGCATAAGACGGGCTGGAGTTCTGTTCTGAGTCCACCGTAATGGTGACAGACGAGGCTAAATTAGCCGTTGCTTCAATGCCAAACTTAAGCGCCTGTTTGGTGCGAATTGGATCGCCCATAGGCAGCAAAGCCGTCTCAACATAGCTGGCTACGTTAGATTGACTGTCTGAATACAATTGATACAGGTTGGTTCCATCACAGCCACAAGTTGTGATTTTGCCGTTGATAGGCGAGGAAACCAAATAGGACATGGTGTCCGTGGTCGATGTAAAGAACCACTTCTTGTCAAAGAAGATAGCCTGTAAATAGCGACCGGGGTATGTCTGACTATTGCCTGGGCCTAATGGCCCGTTGTATTCAAAATTGAACGCAGCGCACAAGATGTTGTTCAACAATGTCTGACACCCGTAGACCGGGCCGGCAAAGTTCACATCTGGGAATATGCCATCTAGGGGGTCTGAAATCTTTGTTGTCGTTGATCCGACAAGGGCATAAATGCCGTAATCGTTGGCAAATAGCACCGAACGAAAGTACGGAAAGATGCTGTAAGCACGTTTAGAACCCACAGACGCGCTGACATTAGTGTTTGAGAACAGCGTAACGCCGGTCGAGCTGACGCGAACGTCGCTGAACACGTTAATACTGTCATCACCAAAAATGTACAAGAAGTTGTTTGCAGACAACAACCAAGTGATATTGCCGTGCAGGGTGGCGTCATTTAGGACAACCGACCCGGCAGACACGCTGATAAAGTCTGTAGACGATCCGGCTGCGGTGTAAAACACCGTGCGACCTTGAGCAATCCAAGTGCGGCCCGAGAAGGACTGCAAGCCAGAACATTGATTGGTAGTGACTACGGCTTGTGCTGTAGCGACGTTGCCGCCTGTTGCGCCGCCGCCCGAGATGGTCACATTGGCGCTGGTGTATCCCGTACCGGGATTGGTCATGATGACCTGCGTGATCTGACCACCCGAGATGATGGCTTTGCCTACTGCACTAGTGCCATCGCCCGTAATCGTGACAACCGTGTTGGCCGCGTTGGTATAGCCATTGCCACCGTTGTTGATTTGTACGGCCAACGATCCAGTTGCAAACGTCAACGCGCCGGCAGCAAGGTTGGCGCCAGACCCGCTGCCACCTGAAATCGTAATAGTGGGTGCGGCGGTATAGCCAGACCCAGCATTAGTCAGGATGACACCGTTGATTGACCCCGTATCAATAGTCGCGGTTGCGGATGCCGAGCCGCCGCCACCACCCGAGATAGTGACGCCAGGTGCTGTGGTATAGCCAGAACCGGGGTTAATGATGCTGATGGATACGATATTGTTGCTCAAGATACTCGCGCCAGCAGTTGCGCGAATACCTGGGGGTGGAGGGTCACTCAGCGTGACTTTAGGCACTGATGTGAACGAAGCACCCGGAGAAGTCACCTGAATATTGATGACTTGGCCTGCCGTATTGGTAATTGTGGCAATGGCTGTTGCTTGTACGCCACCTGTTTGATCTGGTGCGCTGATAGTGATTGTGGGGGCAGTAATGTAGTTTGTGCCGCCATTCACAATGCCTATACCGGACAAAGAACCCACATTGACCAGATGAGTGCCGTCCCAAGTAAAGTATCCCTTGAGCGGATCAGCGATCAGCAGCTGCGTGTTCTGCCATTGCGAAACGGCCAATTTGCCGGTGACAGTCGTAGGTTGGGTTGTACCGTTAACCAGTTCAGAATTTATAGCGCCAGTGTATTGACTGACAAGAAATTCCCCGCCGCCTGCGTCAGCAGTGATGTAAGTGTTTGCCGGTATGCCTACGCCCGTTAAAAACATTCCTACGACAAACGTGCCGGTTACTGTTCCCGCCACTACAAAGTAATTGCGTTGTTGTCCGTAGGGCAGGTAGAAAAAATATCCTCCGGTGCAACTGGCAGTTGCGGCGGGCAAAGTAAACGTACCGGCTGCTGCCAACGTGCCTTTGCTCAAGGATTGCAGGTTGACGTACTCCGCCGAGCCATCAGACTCAAACGCAATCAGATAGTCCGACAGGCCAATGTTGACGGTAAACAGTGCCGTTACAGTGTGGCTAAATGTAATCCCCATATTGGAATACGTTGGTATTACGCGCAGGTTGGCGTAACCCACCGGCATAGCGTTCTCAAGCCATGAGAATTCTTCTTCAGCAATTGCTGTGCGGTTTGCCTTGGTATTGATTCCAAGGAACTTTTTGATGACCGCGTAGGACTTCTTTTGTTCCGGGGACTGGGCCATGCTAGTACCCAGTAGCGTAAGTATTTGGAATTCGTCTCGTCATGATAGACGCCAGCACTGCTTGAACGTGCTTGATGTACTCGTTCTTGTAGATCTCGGCCTCACCAAACGATTGCTCGTAATACTTGGCCGTATAAGCCGAATAGAACGCAACCGGGGTGGTATACGGATAGTTGATCGTATCCGTATCGGCCATGTTGACCAACAACGTAGGCAGAATGATCGTATCCAGCTCGATGGTATAGACCTGATCTGGAATAGGGCCAAAGTAGAGTTGCTGCTGCCCAAAGACGCTAAACGCGCAAGGCCGCCCAATGTAGTTCTGCCAGAACCGTAGTTTGGCATTAAAGTCTGTCCATGCTAGGTACTGCATGGGGACGCGAGTATTACCCCAGAACAAGTTGACGTTCAGAACGTCTAACGTCAAAAGCCCGCTTGGGAGACAGGCGTAGTTGATGAGTTCTGAATTACCGGCGTATTGCAGTTGCGCGGTGCCATTCATAAATGGCGCACTGGGCGGCAAACCGGTCTGTCCAGTTGGGTACGGTGGCGCAGTCCCATCTAGGGTTCCGGCCTGCGTTACCTTATAGATGTAGACGTTGGACACCACATAGTCGTTTAAGTGGACTGCGGTGTTTGCCGACCAGAAGTACGGGTTTGCGCCCCCAGGCACAGGAGTCATGGGGAGTTGCGCTAATTGAATGGTTCTCAGACACCCCGTATCACGAACAACGCGCTCCCGTGCCGCGTTGATGTAATCGGTCAGTTGGGAATCGGTGTAGAAATTCCCGTTTGCATCGTGCAGAAGTCGCCGGACTTCCGTGATGTAACCTTGAAGTGTCTGAGCCATTTAGATCTCATGAGGGTCTCAGAAATTAACGACATCGCCCCAGACAACAATGTCTACCGTGTTGGCGTTGCCGCTAACCGTGTTGACGTTGACGTACAGACAAGAAGTCGTATTTCCCGAAACAAACACCGCTGGTGAAGGCGTAATGTCTTGGAACGTACCTACAGCCGACACGCTGCTAATAACGGTATTAGCCGCTACCAAGTTTGCACCGTTGTTGGTTGAGCTAACGGAGATGTTAGCCGACGCTACCGAACCGTTTGGGTTCTGAATCGTCACGCGCCGCACAATGACACCACCTGATCCAAGCACCGCACCAGCATTGGTCAATCCGCCACTGAGCAGCGGAATGACAATGTTGGTGACTGCGCCGTTGCCCGACGTATTAAGCGACGTACCCCGGACCATGCCCAGCCGAAAATTGCTGAACGAGTCTTGGGTGTTTTGGCCTACTGCATCTGGATTAGCCATTGCTGGTCCCCTTACTTGTTGTTAAAGGTGCCAGAAACTGCGCTACCACCGTTCGAGCCGTACAACGTCAGAGTGATGTTCGCGCTGTTGCTCGAAATGGCCTGTACGTTCACACCGTCCGAAATAAACAGCGGGACGCCAATGCTGACTGCGGCAATGTTGGCAAATGCTGGCGCTGCCAAGTTGCTAGACGTATTCATCTGAATAACGACATTGGTGCTTGGGAGCAGCGTCCACACACCCGCCGGAACCGTAGCACCCAGTGCTGTGGTGCTGACTGCGTTTGCGCCCGTACTTACGGTGATGACTTGGAAGTAAGCACCGGCAGAGTTAGTTGCTGCGCCGGCCAGAAGAATCTTGTTAGTCGAAAGTGACATGGCTAGTGACTCCTTAGAGCGAAATAGAGTTGAAGCCCGTCACCTGAGTCATCGTCTTGGGCTTGGTCGAAACCAATTCCGCGATCATGATGACTGCACCGACATAACCCAACTGCCAGTTAGGCAGAGTGGATTCAAAGCCGGTGAACACAAACGAACCGCGCTCATGGATGTAGAGCGACAGGTAGTTGGTGTTGAGGAGGTACAGGACGCCTTCAGGGCAGTACGGATCTGGGTAGATAGGTACGCCGGCAACCATCAGTGCGCGAAATGCAGCGGACGGGCCATTCGGGTCATTATCAAAGCCCGAACCCGGAGTGATCACATACTGTTCCTGGCCCACGAAATCCTGCGCGAGCAGGGTCCATGTACCGAAACCGCAGAGACCAAAGCTAGGAACTTCAGCGCCGTTCTTGACCGTGCCTGCAATGTATTGCAGGACGTTCTGGCGCGTTGGGTTGACGTTACCCGCAGCGTAGACCTTGGACTGCCACCAGGTGTTGCTGGCGCGAGCAATGTTGCCGTAAGCACCGGCAGAAGGATCAGTATTTGATACTGCGCCCGGAAGGCCGATGAACTGCTGCGTGTTCGTTGTGTTGTTGTACAACGCAGTGGTCATTGCATCCATCATGACGTTGGTCGCGTCGTTCATACGCGCTTCAATCAACGGGATGATCGCCGCGTCTTGCTGGACTGCGCCTTCCATGCCAAGGAATGGCACTGGAGCAATCATGAGCTTGAGGTCGAACTCTGCGTTGTATGCGCCTTGCTGAACGCTAGGCTGTGCAAACGAACCGGAGTAATCCGACCACTGCGCGTTAACGAACTGCGAGCCTTGCACGGGAACCGTGATTGAGGACACGCCGCCCGATGCTGATTGGCTATTGGCAATTAAAGCCGCCATCAGTGGGGTTGAGTTGTAGATCTGAACCACCATCTTTGGGATGAAGGCTCTGCGGGTGACGTAAGTAAGTTCCGTGTATTGCGAACTTCCAGTCGCCGGGATAATTCCACCACCGATAGGCATTTTATATCTCCGAAATTTCTAATTACAAACCAATGGGCCGTGGCGACTTGCGTAGCTCATGCAAGGCTTTAGCAGCCTCATTTCGCGCAGCGGTCACCGGATTTTTGACGTAATCGCTCAGGTTGAGTGCCTTAAACGGACTTGGGTTGTACCCAGTCGGCGTTGGCTGCGCTGCCTGCTTCATGAACGCCCAGTACTCAGCGGCGACTTCATGATTGGTAATGCCCTTGTCGAGCATGACCCGCTCAATATCGTCCATGTCATCTTTGCTAGCGAGGCCTTTCTCAACGATGCGCGACCGGCGCTTGTCGAGTTCCTCGCGAATGTCCCGATCACGCAACTGACCTTCCAGCGCTTCAACGCGCTTATCAGATGCCACCAACCGACTGGTGGTGTGTTCCTCAATGTCCAATTCTGGAATAACCATGTCAGGCTTGGCCCGCTTGGTCAGTTTGAGGAAATCCTTGCGGGTTGCGGGGTTCTCAGCCAACTGGCGGGCCAGTAGGGCAAGTTCGTCGCGGGCGTCAAGCGAAAGGTCTTCAAGGCTCATTAGGAATCACCGAGTGTGTTTACGAGAGGTTTTGCGCGGGGCTTTGCCAACAGCTTTTTTCATTTGCCGATGGTGCCGATACGGCATCGGGTCGCTAGTACCACCTTCCGCAGCTTCAGAGTCTCGCTGCGGATCACGCGGTGGCGGGTTAGCGCGAGCCATCTTAGATGACCTTCTTGCCGTCGCCAGGCTTCTGAACAACCATCTTGTTCTTGGTGCCAATGGCGGGGCCGTTCTTCAGGCCACCAAAGCGAGCGAAGCGCGGCTGGTCAACAATGTTGCCATACCACTGGTTGTCATCAGTAGGGCGGCGGGGTTGCGACGAGCCTTTGGGCTTAAAAAGATCCATGATGGTTCCTTACATTCCGGGAAGTGCAGAACCGCCGCCACCAGGCGGAGGCATTGGGGGAGCGCCACCAGGCGGAGCGCCAGGAGGTGCCATATTTGGGATAGCAGGTGCTGCGGCCATAGCTTTGCCTTCTGGCGTACCGCCACCGGCCTGCGGCAGGTTTTGCATCATCTGCATAATTTCAGTGGACTGCAATTCCTGCGTCTTGCCTTTGCGGGGGCCAATGATGCCGGCCATCATCCGCAAAACAGAAAGGGCCTTCTGGCCCTCTTCACTTTCAGAACCCAACACGGGGAGTGCTTGTTCGATCAAGTCCATCGCAAGCGACAGATTGACAAACGCGCCCTGCTTATTACCCATCTTGGCTTCTGGCGTTGACATTGGCGCCCCCATCGGTGGGGTAGACGCATCAGAAGAATCGCTAGGCCCAGGCATAGGCGGCGGCGCAGTCTTACCACCGCCACCGGCGGGGGACTGGCGCATCAGTTCCATGATCTTGTCTGAAGGGACGCCCATACGTTGTTCCTACGCTACAAAACTATTCTGTACCACAATTTAACATTTTGTCAAAAGAAAGGCGGCAGGCAGTGACTTGGGAAAGGTACCTGCCGCCCTTCTAGAAGGTTTGAGCTTACGCCCTAAACCTTACTTGCGGGCCTTACGACCCTTGTGCTTACGCGCTTTGCGAGCCATGAGATGTCTCCTATTGCGGGCCAACTTAGAAGGGAAGTCAGCCAAACCCTTATTCGATTTCCACCGAATCTAAACTACCGGCGAGTCTTGCGGGACTTCTTGCTGTGCTTACGCATTTTAACTCCGACCTAAAGTGCGACCCATGTTGCGGGGTTGCTTCGCATTATACGTTTTAACCCCGCTTTGACGATATTGCAAGTTAGGAGTTGATGACATCGTTTTGACGGACTTAGCCGACACTCGGGGACGATCCGTCGCGCTGAAGCTGGTATTACCTTGCGTTGCCATTATTCACCTACCGCTTTCAGATCTGGTTTCTTGCTGGGTTCTGGCTTTTGCGGCTGCGCCGCCTTAGCCGCCTCCCGCTTCTTCAGTTTCTCTTTGAGCAACTGTTTCATGGGCGGTTCAAGCAGGTCAAGCAGGGATTCATTGTCAATGGCGCCTGCTTTGAGCAAGTTAAACGCCAATTGTCTTAGATCTTCTGTGAAAATCGGCGAATTGCTGTGAGCATCCACCTTGACCACAAAGTCTTTGGTGAATTGCTCGGCAATGAACTTGGTACCGTGTTCATCCCTATAGGCCGTATCGTCATAGACCTGCATCAGCTTGAGATACAGGGTAGCGACCTTTTCCAAGGCATCTTCTACAACTAAAGCGCGTTTTTTGGCCCGAGAGGACCCCAAACGGGCTAATTGCGAGGCATGACCTGCCGATCTGACCCCTTTCTCCCCCTGACCCGACAGGATGGAGGAGATACCCGAGGCTTCAGCGAACATGGCATCCACTTCATGGATAACCTCAAACAACTCGGTTGGCATCTGCGGGGCCAGGCGATCTACCTTGGCATTGGGCATATCGGTAAACAGAACCCCACCGGGCTTGTTCAGGGCGAAATTCTTCTCATCCATGATGCCCGTCCAGCCTGACAGGGCTGTTGGCGGGTTTACCTGACGGGCCAAAAGGTCTAATACCTCCTCCATGCGCTTGTTTCGCAGCTGCTGGAGGAACTTCAGGCGCTCTACCTCGGACTGACCCCAGTAGTAATCAAACTGTGGGTTGGGGCAGATCTGGACAAAAGGCAGTTCGCCGCGCAAGAAAACGGTTGCACCGGGCCGGTCATAGATAAAAATGTCCGGCTCTGCCATCGTGACGACCTGATAGTCCTTGGTGTCATCGTTCCAGACCCACAGTTCGTACATCTTGACGGTATCTTCCGCAACCCGCGCCTTGTAGCGGGGGGAAGAGTACAGATCCAAGTTCACCGTGCCATAGATGACGGGACTGGACTGGGACATGACCAGGCGATCAAGGCCGTCTGGTACGTCATCCGTCCGGGTATTCACATCCGTCGATATCTTTTTAACAATCTGCTCGCGCTTTGGATGCGACCACAGTCGATTGTAAAGCTCTGATTTTGTTATGTAATACGTCTGGACAATGGCTTCTTGTCGATCCGTATAGGGCAAGTCCTCACGCAGGACGCCCATAGAACCTGGCTCGACCATGAACGGGTGGATGCCGTTGTTGACCACCAGTTTAATAAAGGTGCTGTTGTAGGCCAAAGCCCAGGTGAGTGCCGAGCTAAACACCTGATCGGCGTTGGAGTTGATCCATTCGTCGTTTAGGGCTTGGGTCAGGCGCGGCACCTTAACCTGTTCCATATCCGAGACCGAGGCGCCCATGTTGATGCTAAAGCGGGTGGTCTCTGCCGAATACAAAAACGAAGTCAGCTGATCAATGTGCGGGAAGATTTTGTTAAACAGGGCGGGTGATTCTTCCGGCCCTGCGCCAAACAAAAAGTACGCCCGCTGCGAGGAATAATCGGTTTTACGTTCAGAGACCGAGACCATGCACTTGTCGATCAAGTCTCGGTAGAACATCTCGCGGTGGTCATTGTCGCTGGGGATTTTCATTTGGGTATCGTCAGGCCTTCATGGTCTTGGATATAACTCGCAGCCTTTGGGCCTGTCAAATTGTTGTAGGCTTGCTTGGGGATGATGCCTACGGGTTCATCGCGTATCGGGGTATTGTAACGCCCACCCAGAATAGATTTCATGTCCATGCCGCCGGCACGGTTATGACCCCACATCGCGGCATCACCCGGACGCGGTTCACGCGGGATGCTGTGCGACTCCACCTCGGTTTTGGTCTTGTTGTTACGGGTGAGATACCCGGCCTGACTTTCGCCGGCGCGGACGGTCTTCATGTCCGTCATGTTGAAGTCGATAGCCAGCTGCTGCTTGGTCTTGTCGATGTTGCGGGTAGAGTCTGACCCGATAGACGGGGCTTGCAGGAAGACCAGCAACACCTCTTCCTTACAGCGTTTCTTCAAGCACCGTGGTTCGGTGTTCTCAAAGTAGCCATGCGTTGAACACTTATAATCATGCAGTACGGCCATTAGGGGAGCCTCTTCAATTGTTGTCCAAAGGTAGGCTGCGTATAGTCAGCCCGATTTACAATGCCTGTTTTGAGGACTATACGTCCATTTTCAACCATAAGTCGATTGTCGCGCCGAAGCAATAGCTTGGGTTCCTTGCGGTATTCCACAAACCGGGTGGTATCTCGGTTCTGCATTACCCGCACATTCCCGTCCTTCCACTCCTGGTAGGCCTTAGATACCCGTCGCTGCACCGTCTCGCTAAGTATTTCCTTACGCCGGATAAAGACATCGCGCAGGCACTCCATGCTAATGCCACACAGGCTTGCAAACAGCGCAATGCTAATGCCCCGGTTCTTGTCATCACAGAAGCGCTGGATGGTATCCAGTAGCTGTTTCTTAGGCATGACTGGCTTCATTGTGAGATACCCACTGCTTTGAGATAGGTTGCCACCGACCGGGTTGCAGAGACCTGCTCTGGCGTTCTGGCATCGCCGGCACGACTGATAGCACGGGTATGGCGCTGGGCAATCAGGCGAGGCCGCAGCTGCTCCTCATAGGCCGCTACCGCCAAGGCCGAGGCAATCACCCGGTCATCCTTGTTACGTCCAGAGGCCATGATCGAACCACCGTCTCTGACAATCGTCTTCATTTCGTCCAGCAGATCCATCGAGTAGACAGCCATCATGCCGCGCTCAAAGTTGTCCTTCATGTAAGACAGCATCCGCTCTTTAGACGTAGACGTAGTTAGCCAACCCACCGAGTTAGACGGCCCCGACAGGTTGTCGTTACGGCGCCACAGGTAACTGCTCATCGACCCCAAGACATCCATCAGCGAGCGCCCCATCGTCCCACCAATGGCAGACGCCTGACGCTTCAAGTTCTTCATCTCGTTCAACACAGCCTGACCCGGACCATTGACCTCTAGGTTCAAAGTACTGTTCTTGTACGCACCAGCTAAATGGGAAATCACCCACGCAAACTGATAGGTATTCAACTCAGACGTTGCAAACTCAGCAACCTGCTCTAACCCGTCTGCATAACAACGATAGACCTGTATGCAGAAACGATCAGCCCAGTCAGACGATCCATACGCCGGGTCTGCACCAATCACATAGTAAGCCGAATCCACCGGCTCCTCCCATACCCGCAACGTACTCATCCGCTCAGTAGTCTTCATCACCTCCGTATCTTGGAAGTTCGCACCCATCACATAACGATAATTATCAAAGGTAAGCTTCTTGGCAATCTTGGCAGCATCCGTACATCTGGAGTTACTAAAGAAACTCGTACCCGACATGATGAACGCATAGTCCTCCGTAGGCGGGAACTCCTGCATCATCAGGGATTCATCCTTAATCCCCTCATGTAACTTCCAACGCCACCAACCCATCTGCCTGGAATTGATCTCTACCCCATACAACTTCTTGATGTCCTTTACCCACTCCTTCTCTTCAGGACTTAACTTCCCATCCCAATACACCTTGTACACAGCAGACGCCGGATCTACGCTGTACAACTGATTGCGCCACCAACCACAGAAAATAGCCCTCTGCGTCTTCGCCCTCTTGGCCGTCATGTACATATCGTGGAACTGATTAAACCCACGCGCCGTACTCTCAAAGATATACAGACGATTCTCATTGGTCTCCGCTAAGGACGCTAACAGAGACGCCAGACCCTCCTCATCACCCCAGCTGGATGTCTCAGTACCATGCAGATAAGTAATCGCCTTACCGCGCCCCAGAGAGCCTTTGGCACGTAGTCCAGCTACCTGATAGAACAATCGACTGCGGTTCTTCAAAGACAACTGATTGCGGTTGTGCGCGAGTAACGGAATCCGATACTCCTTGGGCAATCCCTCCATATACATCGACAACGTGGAGCGGAACATATCCTTGTTCTCCTCCGTATCCGTCGTTAGCGTGCCTTGCAGCCCCGGATGAATGAAGTGCCAGTACAGATCCAAAGCCAGACTGATGGTGGTAATGCCTAACTGTCTGCCCTTGAGGATGACAAACATATGCACATCCTCCTCCAGACCCTTCGTAATCTCATCCATCACATAGGTCTGACTGCCTAAGAGCGTGTCCATACGCCTCAGACCCTGCTCCTTGGTCTCAATCCGTAACTGAGAACAAAAGCGATAGAACTGCTTGAGATTGAATTTCATTTGATGCTCAAATACGACCGCACTTCATTCAGCGTCCGCATCTGCTCGGGCGAGTAATAACGCTTCGAGAAATCCTCAGGCCACTGGTTAAACGTGTAACCACGAAAAACCTCAGGCAAACCCGTCAGCCGATACCACTCCTCATACGGCCTCGTCTCCCCAGCATTCGCCTTGTGCCACTCATACCGCCGCTGCATCTCCTTCGGATCCAACTGCGACTGAAACCGCGCATACATCTCCTTCAGCCTCGGATCGTTCTGCACGGCATAGTGACTGACGTAATCGCCCAGAATGTCTAAGGGCTTCACCGTAGGCTTGTAAACCTCCAACCCCACTCGACCCGCCGGTATCTGCTTGGGCCTCTCAGTCTCTTCAGGACTGTAGAACTCCAGCTGCCGGTCCCCAGGTCGCGGGTTGTACGCAAAGGCAATGTCCTTACCAGCCAGATAGGGATACTCCTTCTGCGCCTTCTCAAACATCACCCGGCCTAAAACGTCGTTATTCATGGCAGACATGGCAAACCTCACTCAGGTCAGGAACCACACAATACCAAAAAGGAGAATTTCTTTTGGGGGGGAATGGTTGGGGGTCACACACACAAGGGGGACAAGACCCATGCACAGGGCAGAGGGAGTGGTGTGGGTAAGTTATGCACAGAGCCAGGTTGTCTGTGGGTAAGTTATGCACAGCCTATATAGGTTAGGTATAAGTGAATC